CAGGGATACTGGTAGATGAATTACATCTGTTTGGCAGACAGGCAAATGCCGAGGGGATGTTGCGGGAAGCGTGTGGCGGGTTAGCGGCAAGGCCGGAAGGTTTTGTCATCTATCTTTCCACACAATCCGATACGGCACCTGCGGGGGTATTCAGGCAGAAGCTGATGTATGCCAGGGGGGTACGTGACGGCAGGATAAAAGATAATAAATTTCTTCCTGTTTTATATGAATACCCTGAAAAAATGCTGAAGGAAGAGGCATATAAACAGAAAAAATATTTCTATGTAACGAATCCCAATCTTGGTGCGTCGGTTGACGTTGAGTTTCTCGAAAGAGAGGCACGCAAAGCTGAGAATGACGGAGTTGTCAGCCAGTGTGGTTTCTTCTCCAAACACCTGAATGTTGAAGTGGGGTTAGCGTTGCGCTCCGATCAGTGGGCCGGCGCAGGGTTCTGGTCGAAACAGAAAGTTAAAAAGTTTGAGCTGGAAGAGTTAATTGAGCGTAGCGAAGTAATTACCGTTGGAATTGACGGCGGGGGACTGGACGATTTACTTGGCCTTGCTGTAACAGGCAGGGACACAGAGACACGGAAATGGAGAAGCTGGACACATGCATGGTGCCATACATCAACGCTTGAATTAAGAAAGTCTGAGGCTCCGCGTCTGAATGATTTTATCAGGGACGGGGATTTAACTCTGGTTAAGACTGTCGGTGATGATGTTTTTGAAGTCGGGCAGATATGTTACAAAATTTATGAGTCCGGTTTGCTGGACAAGATCGGGGTTGATCCGGCGGGGATAGGTAGTATTTTAGATGCCATTACGGATGCCGGGGTTGACCCGGATTATGTAATCGGCATTAGTCAGGGCTGGAAAATGACGGGTGCTATCAAAACAACGGAACGTAAACTGGCCGAGGGCGTGCTGGTTCATCCGGGGCAGCGCATGATGGACTGGTGCGTGTCCAATGCAAAAGTTGAGCCGCGTGGCAATGCTGTCATTATTACCAAACAAAATGCGGGAACGGCAAAGATTGATCCGTTGATGGCGTTGTTTAATGCCGTTTCGCTAATGTCGTTGAATCCGGCATCACTAAACTTCACAGGAGATGTTCGGACGATATGAATCGCCTACAAAAATTTATAGCAAAGAGCTTTGGCATAAAGTCCGCTACGCTACGTGATCCTGATGAATGGTTTATGGATATCATGGGAAGGGCAGAATCAGCGAGTGGTGTGCGGGTTTCTGAGTCTGCTGCGTTAGGACTCAGCGCATATTATGCCGGAGTGAATATGATTGCCGGTACTGTTGCTTCCCTGCCATTGAATGTTTTTGAAAAGCGTGGGCGCCGGCGGGAGGTGGCTGACAGGCATCCTGTTCAGTGGCTTTTGCATACCGAGCCAAATGCCATGATGTCAGCGATGACGTTACGGCAAAGCTGGATGTTGCACATTATCAGCCATGGAAATGCGTATGGGCTCATTATCCGGGGCAATATGAACGAAGTTTTGCGAATTAACATGATTACACCTGATCAGATCAGGCCCGGACTGGATGAAAACGGTCAGCTCCGGTATGAAGTTGAGCCGTGGAAAGATGAAAAGCGGTATTTAGATCCGATAGATGTTTTGCATTTCAGTGGTATGGGTTATGACGGATTGCGTGGATACGGATTAATTCAGCTTGCACACGAATCTATCGGCTTAAATGTTGCACAGGAAGGATACGCTTCGCGTTTTTTCAGGAACGGCGGCAATATTTCGGGAATTATTCAGTCGGAGAAGTTGTTGAATGAGCAGCAGTATACCCGGTTGAAATCACAGTTTGCGAAGAAATATCAGGGACTGAACAACGCACATAGTGTTGCGATTTTAGAAAACAATATGAAGTTTTCGCCTGTCAATCCTACACACAGGGAAGCGCAGTTGGTGGAAGAGCGCAGGTTTACGATTGACGAGTGGGCAAGATGGCTGAATATGCCACCGCACAAGCTCAGAGAGATGAGCAAATCGTCTTTTAATAATATTGAATCACAGAATATCGAATGGATTGTCGATACTATCATGCCGTGGTTAAAACGGTTTGAGCAGGAATTTGACAGAAAGCTTTTTCCGAAACGCTCACAGTTTTATACAAAGCATGTTGTTGACGGGCAGTTGCGCGGCGACCTGAAATCACGCTTTGAAGCCTATGCAATCGGCAGAAACTGGGGCTGGATGTCGGCAAATGACATTCTGGCACTGGAAGATCGTAATCCGCTACCGGGGGAGGACGGCGATATTTATCTGATACCCATGAACATGACTACGCCTGAAAAAATGATGACGGAGCCGGAACCACAGGAACCTGCTCCGGTTGAACCAACTGAACCAACTGAACCAACTGAACCTGTTGAACCTGTTGTCACGGATAAATTCCGTGATGGTGCTTACGAACGGCTGTTATCGTTCGAATCGAGAAAGGTTTCTGCCATTGGAACGGCGGCTTACATTGAAATCTATGAAAAACTTAAGTTGTGGTTGTTTTTTAATGACAAACAGGCAGAAAAATATTGCCATCTGGCTAAACAGTTAAATTTAATAGCCGTGGAAAACAATGTTGCTGTTGAAGAGACCGTGAGCAAAAAGAAGGAATTGTTACAAAAAATCGGAGACGGACATGTTAAAAGCGATTAAGGCTGGTAACAGACAGTGGTATGAGGTGCAGAGTAGGGAAAACACCCATGAAGTGTTCATTTATGATGAGATTGGTGTCGGCTTTTTCGGTGGTGGTATAACTGCATTGGCTTTTGTACAGGAACTCAAGGGGTTGAAGCTGAGGAAGACAGATGATCTGGTTGTACACATTAATTCACCCGGTGGGAGCTTTTTCGAGGGCAACACGATTTACAACTATCTGCGTACAGTTGAGGCAAAAGTTACCATGCGGATAGACGGAGTGGCTGCGTCTGCGGCTTCAATCATTGCGATGGCGGGTGATATTGTGCAGATGCCGGAAAATTCCATGATGTTTATTCATAATCCGTGGACATGTGCCTGCGGGGATGCTGCGGAGATGCGTAAAGCTGCTGATGATTTGGATAAATCGAGAGACAGCGCGGTTCTTACTTACATGCGTAAGACGAACGGCAAGATTGATCAGGATGTTCTGGTAAAGATGCTGGAAGACGAAACTTGGCTGAGTGCTGCTGAGTCGGTTGAACATGGCTTTGCGGACGTGGTGGATGAGCCTGTACGTGTGGCTGCACTGGCAAAATTTGATTTCAGTAATTACCAGATTGCTGTACCGGATCAGCTGAAGAAAGCAAAGGCAGATATTTCTGATGACAGAAAGCTGCGGAGAGAAAGATTAGTTGTAGCAAAGAAAGTCTGAACTAAAAAAATTAACAAGGTAGTAAAAAAAGGCGGAGGGCGGTCAGAAGGTGACTGCCTGAGGCGCGCCGTTTGGGGCTGCTTAGCTCGAAATGTTCCTCCGAAGAGCGAACACCGATATTTTATTTATTTAAAAAGAGGATTATTGCGATGAAAAACGTTTTTGAATTAAAACAAACGCGCGCTGATTTGATCGTGCAGACAGAAAAAATTCTGGATGCTGCGGACGAGGGGGATCGCGCATTAACTGACGAGGAAAAATCTCAGTATGATGTGGCGATTGAGCGTATTGAAAGCCTGAATACTGACATTGAGCGCAAGATGAAGTTGGAGGAAGTCTGCAAGGTAAACTTTGAAACCAAGCCTCTTGCGTCCAATCGTCAGCCTGTTGAAGCACCAAGCACCGAGGAAATTCCAAAAGCTACTGTAGTCGGAACTCAGTCAGGAACAAAGATTGAGTCAATCCGTTCTTACAGTAAGTTGGTGGCTTTTCCGAAAAGTGCGAAGGGCAATGAATCAGCTTATCGTGCAGGTCAGTGGCTCAGAGCTACGTTGTACGGTGATATCAATGCTTCAGAATGGTGTCGTCAGAATGGTGTCGGCGTTCGTGCGGCCTTAAGTGGTGGCGTGAATACGGCCGGTGGTGCGTTAGTTCCTGAAGAACTGGAACGCGCAATTATTGATCTTCGTGAAACATACGGAGTTTTCCGCCAGAATACGCGGGTTACACCAATGTCGAGCGATACTAAGAAGATTCCGCGCCGTGTTGGTGGGTTAACTGCTTACTTCACGGGTGAAAATACCGCCGGAACTGAAAGCGATGCAAGCTGGGACGTTGTTAGTCTGGTGGCCAAAAAGCTCATGGTTCTTACTCGCATGAGTTCTGAAGTTGCCGATGATGCAATTATTGACCTGGCTGATGTAATGGCACAGGAAATTGCCTATGCGTTTGCTCTCAAGGAAGATACTGTTGGCTTCAACGGTGACGGTTCTGCTTCCGATGGTGGCATTGAAGGTGTTTTGGTAAAAGCCATTAACGGCTCTCATGATTTGGCAAAAGTAGCTGCAGCTACTCCACACAATTTGCTTGGTGAAATTGATGCGGATGATCTGCTGAAGCTGATGAGTGCGATTCCTCAGTTTGCTAAGCCTGGTGCCAAGTGGTATTGCAGCCCGACTGCTCAGGAGCTTGTTTTCAACGCAATCAAGATAGCCGGCGGCGGCAATACACGCGATATGCTGGCAGATTCTGATGTTCCGAGATTTTTGGGATATCCGATTATCGTTACTCCGGTGATGGCTGACAATCCTGCTACTGACTATGACGATTTAGTTATGATCGGTTTCGGTAATCTGAGTCAGGCAGCCACGATGGGTGAGCGCAGGGGGATACGTATTGCGCTGTCCGGTGACAAATACTGGGAGGAAGATCAGATCGGGATTAAAGGTACTGAGCGTTTTGATATTAACGTTCACGATCTTGGCTCATCTACGATCAAAAGCCCGTTTGCTGTACTAATCGGAGACGCTGCGTAATCAGGCAGTTTTTTGTGATACTGAGACCGGTATAACAGCCGGTCTTTTTTTTAAAGAGGAAATTTTATTATGATGCCATTACAAAATACGGCAACCAAAGTTGTGATTGCGCCGCTATCCGTTGCTACCAATGCAACAGCAACCGGGGTTCTTGATACATTGGGGTTTGAGGAAGCCGCAATTGATATAACGATGGATACTGCCGCAGATACAACCAACAATCCTACAGTTTTAAAGCTGAGTGAGGGCGATGACACCAACGCTTCCACAGATGTTACGGCTTTTGTGGGTGACGGCGTGGGTGGATTTACTATCCCTGCTGTAAGTGAGTCTGATCCTACAGTTGTCCGTTTCAATCTTGACCTGCGTAAGCGTGAACGTTATCTGAAAGTGACGTTAACAGCAGGCGGAGCGGCAACCATCATGGGCGTTAATGCAATCCTTGGTAAGGCAAAGGATTCAAGCGTTGCACGTGCCGGAATGGGGTTAATTGTAGAAGGTTAAACGGTAACGGGGCGTGGTCTGCTCGCTCATTTCGCGCCGCCGTGAGACCCGGCACTTTACAGCGAGGTAAAAAAATGAAATTGAATTTAGGTAGTGGTACGTCTGAGCTTGATGGTTTTGATAATCTGGATGGCAAGAACGGGGATAGTATTTATCCGTTGGAATGTAAAGATGATTCCTGTGAAGTAATTCGTGCGAGTCATTGTCTTGAACATTTTTCTCACCTTGAGGTGGCGGATGTAATCCGCAACTGGTCTTCGAAACTGGAGCCGGGTGGTTTGTTACAGATTGCCGTACCTGACATGGAAAAAATAGCCACGCAATATCTTGCGGGTCAGGATGTAAATGTTCAGGGTTTTATTTTCGGCGGACAGAAAGACGGATTTGATTATCATTATTGTGGGTTTGACCGCGAAGTTCTGGTGGAATTGTTGCTGGATGCGGGGTTGGAAAGAATCCACGTGTGGCAGTCTGAGATTGATGATTGCGCTGCAATGGAAGTCAGTTTAAATCTGGCAGCGTATAAGCCCGTGGGAACTGAATTAGTTTGTAAGGATACTGTAGCGGTTTTATCGGCACCAAGGTTTGGCCCGGTGGCTCATTTTCGCTGTGCGTTTTCGGCTTTTGCACGGGCGAGGGTGAGATATCAGATAGTACAGGGTGCTTACTGGCATCAGGTAATTTGTGAAACCATAGAATCACAGATTGTTGATCCTGCTGTCAGGTACGTGATTACGTGTGATTACGATACCGTTTTCAGATATGAGGATGTGACTGATTTATACAGGCTGATGGAACGAATACCTGAAGCGGATGCGCTTTTTGCATTACAAAGCAAGCGTGATGCGGAAGTGCCTATATTCGGTTTGCAGGATAAGGCGGGGAAACCTAAATCATCAGTAGCTTTATATCATTTTAACCGTAACATCATGCCTGTTTCACACGGACATTTCGGTTTAACTATTTTTCGTGCGGATAAGTTGCGGGAATTTGAATG